GCCACGAGGGCGCCTATTGCGAAGGGCGTTCCCAAGAGGTAGGACACGACGATTCCGGGAAGAATTGCGTGGGACAGGGCGTCACCTAACAGTGACCAGCCAATCAAGACCAACCAGCAGGACAACACGGCACAAACCGCCGCCGCGACTCCGGTGACGATGATGCCCCGGAGCATAAACTGCTGCGTCCACATTTCGATGAAAGCTTCATAAAAATTCACTGTCCACCTCCTGACGCGGCGGGATTTAATCCAAACGCTTTCGCGAGGTTTTGCGGGTCTAAGGCGCCAGCGGGATCACCTTGATAAACTACGCGACGATACAGCAAAACCACTTCATCGCAGAGCTTTTCCAAAGAAGCCAAATCGTGGGTTGAAACCACCACCGTGGTGCCTTTTGCCGAGATTTTGCGCAGCAAATCGACGATATTGGTTTCGGAGTATTTGTCTACTCCGGCAAACGGTTCATCGAGGAGCAGGAGGGGCGCGCCTTGGGCAATCGCGCGGGCGATAAACACCCTTTTCTTTTGACCGCCGCTCAACGCCCCAATTTGGCGCTGTTGCAAATCTTGCAACTCCACCATTTCTAACGCGGCTTGCACCGCTACCACGTCTGCAGATTTGGGACGACGGGTCGGTCCCATAAATCCATACCGTCCCATCATGACGACTTGGTTTACGTTAACCGGGAAGTCCCAATCGATTTCCTCATTTTGCGCAACATAACCAATCAGTCGCTGTTTGCGGGCTTGGTTCGCGTCAATTCCGGCAACTTTAATACTGCCCTTTTGATACGAAACGCTGTTGGTAATGGATTTGAACAGTGTTGATTTTCCCGAACCGTTCATCCCTACCAGACCACAAATTTGACCGCGCGACACGGTTAAACTGGCACCCTCCAGTGCCACATTAGCTCCGTAACGAACATGCAAATCTGAGACTTCTAATATAGGCGGGGCTGAATTTGAGCTGGACTCAGCTTCAGCCCCGCCTGGCTCTATGCGGTTGTCGAGAGCATCACTCATTTCTGAGTCAATCCTCGGGTAATCAAATCTGCGTCGTAGCGCAACAGATCCAGATAGGTCGGAACGTCTCCATCTGCGTCTGACAAGGAATCAACATACAATTCCCCACCGAATTTCGCACCTGTGGCTTCCACAACGGGTCGCATTTTGTCTCCCACGGTGGACTCGCAGAAAACTGCGGGAACGTGGTTTTGCTTCACGTAGTCTTCCACTTCCGCTACGCGAGAGGGAGTGAGGGCTCCTTCGGCATTTACGCCCCACAAGAATTTCTCATTGAGGTTATAGTCGCGAGTCAGATACGAGAATGCTCCCTCACAGCTGACCAAAGTACGTTGTGACGGGTCGAGCTGAGAAAGCGTGGACGTGATGTCCTCGCCGACTTTTTCAATCTTGGCGCCATACTGTTTGGCATTTTCCTGGTACTCGGAGCAGTTCTTTGCATCTAAATCGCAGAAGGCTTTTGCCATATTCTTCACGTAGAGGGCGCCGTTTTTCGGGCTCATCCAAGCGTGCGGATTGGGCTTACCCTTGTAGTCGCCTTCGGTAATCGGAATGGGCTCTACGCCCTGCGAAACATTGACCTTTTTGGCATCCAGATCGGCGGTAAACTTCGTGAACCAGCGTTCCAAATCCAGCCCGTTATTTAAAATCAGTTTCGCTTTCTGCGCCGACTTCAAGTCCGAGGGTGTGGGTTGGTAATCGTGGATTTCCGCCCCAGGTTTGGTGATAGAGCGGACTTCCAGATGGTCTCCGGCAACGTTTTGAGCCATGTCCTGCAACACGGTAAATGTGGTGAGGACCAGGGGTTTGCCTGGTGCGGCTGAATCCGAGCTGGAGCTGGGGATCCCGCCGCACCCGCTGAGAGAGGCTCCCAGGCACAAAAGCGCGGCTACGGTCAAGGTTTCTTTAATTTGCTTGTTTTTAAATCTCTTCATGGGTATAGCCTAAGTCAGGCATACCTAAGTTCGCAAGCCCGAAACTGTGGAATCCCGTAATTTAGCGATTTTTTTGTACTGACAAATCCTAAAAAACCAAGGATACGAGCTTTGGGGCACGCACGATAATCCGTTTCGGCTCCCGCCCGTCCAGCAACTTCACCACCGCCGGTTCCGCCAGGACCTTCGCCTGCAAATCCGCCTCGGAAATCTCGGGGTTCACCGACACTTTCGCGCGCACCTTGCCCGCCACCTGCACCACGCAAGTGACCTCCTCAGCCGCCAACAGCGACTCATCGGTCACGACCGGGAACGTGGCCCGGGCGATTCCGCCCTGGTGACCCAAACGTTCCCACAGTTCCTCCGCAATGTGCGGAGCGATGGGGGCGACCATCACGACCAACGCTTCTGCGGCCTCACGTGGCACCTGGGGTAACCCGGTGAGGTGATTATTCAGCACAATCATCTTGGCGATAGCCGTGTTCACGCGCAGATTGTCGTACTCCACGGTGACATCGTGAATGGTGCGAGCCAGCACTTTTGCGGTCGCCAAATCCGGGGCGTCATCGGTCACGGTGAGCGCGCCGGTGTTCTCATCGACGATATTGCGCCACAGTCGCTGCAGGAAACGCTGGGAACCGACCACCGCGCGCGTGTCCCACGGACGGGACATATCCAGCGGTCCCATCGACATCTCGTAAACCCGGAACGTGTCCGCGCCGTAATCCGCGCACATCTGATCAGGGGTGACAATGTTCTTGAGCGACTTGCCCATCTTGCCGAACTCGCGGTTGACGGGCTGACCCTGCCAGGTAAAGCCGTCCTCCTCGCTACCCTCCACCTCGTCAGCCGGGACGTATTGCCCACGTGAATCCGTGTAGGCATAAGCCTCAATCATGCCCTGGTTGAACAGGCGATGGAACGGCTCTGAACTGGACACATACCCCAAGTCGTAGAGGACCTTGTGCCAAAAACGCGCGTACAGCAGGTGTTTCTCCGACCTGCAACCAAGGCGGCATCGCCATCGTCGAACCCGACGTTGTGAGCGCCTCGAAGGCAGACTTCTTCTGCCGAGGCAACGTCAATATTGCTGGCGCTCTGTTGGCTTCGGACTCAACTGAGCCGCCCCTGGTCACTGACCCTGGCATGCCCAAATACCGCGTGAGACGCTTAACCCCCACCGAATGCGCCCGCCTACAAGGATTCCCTGATACTTGGACAGACGGACTCGCCATCGAGAACCCGAGCGAAGACGTGCTGGATTATTGGTGGCAGGTCTGGGCTAGCTGGGCCAAGGTGCAAGGATTGAAAAAACCTAAAACCCGCAACCAAGTACGCAAATGGCTGGCTAATCCAGCGTCCGACCGGGCACTCTACAAGCTGTGGGGAAACGGGATAGCTTTGCCGTGCGCCAAACTCGTGCTTTCCCAGATAGTCGCCGAGAGCACTAAAACTCCTTGATTTTAAGGCAAAAATTACTGGATAAGTACGCGCTCCTATGGCTGTATGTACATGACCAAACAACCAGCAAGAAAGAGAGGGTTTGGTGATGATGGGACAGCTATATGTCGATCTAGAAGAAATCGAAAACCTCGGAGTCGACCTCACCGATATTGGTGCGGTGTGGAATGCGGCCAAAGACCACGGCTACGAGCACGTAGAAATGATCGTCTCCAACTTTCCAGACAACTACCTGCGCCTCATCCGCACATGGATGGACGTTCAAAGCATCGAATTTGATGGTGAGGAGGATGAGCAATGGTGAACACCAAAAAGGCTGAAAACTACGGGCTCTTAGTCACCCTGCCCGCCACGCTTGATGAGACTGAGCTGGCAAGGCTGCATGAACTTATCGCTGCCAAGAAAGACTTGATCGCTAAAGCGCTCGGCGCGAGCCATCTCGACATCACCACCAGTAGCGAGGGGCTGAGTTTTCCTTGGTGGGATGAGCTGCCAGAGTTCGAGAAGATCACGGCATACACCGAGTTCCTAAGCAAAATGGTCGCATATGCGAAACGCATCGGGCTCACCACCCACCGCGCCGCGAGTGACAAGGTGGTGAATGAGAAGTATGAACTGCGCTCCCTGCTTTACCGCATCGGACTTTCTGGTAAAGAACATAAGGAAGTACGCAAGATCTTACTTGCACCATTAAGCGGTGATTCTGCGTGGAAAACCCCGCCACTAATAAACACTAACCAAGAGATGTAAACCACTATTTATTAGGCAAAATAGGCGGCAAAATGACTGGATAAGTAGCGAAGTCTATGGCTGTATATACATACCGAAACGGTACACAACACATAAGGAAACAGCCATGAACACCAAAGAAGCTGAATGCAGCGTCGAGGAAGAAAACACCGAACGCCTTATCGGACGTGCTAACCGGTTGGGATACACCATCACCAGCATTGAGATTGAACCTGGCCGGGTCGCGATTTCTATTGTTCCTTCCCCGCTGTTCCCCTACACCCCGGAGCTTGACCGAGACTTTGAAACCGATCAATGGCGGGTGCAAACCACCGCCTACGGAGCGTTGAACCTAGACAACATCGAACAAGTCACCGAGGGATACGGGCGGGCAGCAGCGATGGTGCGTGAACTTGAACATGCTACACCAGGAAACGTTGTCAACTACCACCTGACCCGTTAAAACTAAACACACACGCAACCCCACCTGGCGTGGGGTTTTCCTTTATCGTGAAGCGTTATGACCTAGAGATGTACATCTCTAAGTTTTCTTGAAAATAGGCGGAAAATGACTGGATAAATAGGCGGGTCTATGGCTGTATATACATACCGAAACGGTACACAACAGAAAGGCACCAGCCATGAACAGCACAAAGGTCACCAGCGAAACCCTCCAGATGCGCGTTGATTCCTACGGGACGGTTCTTGCCTACGGGAACTACACGCTAGCAAGTTTTGCTACCTGGACCAAGACTGAAGGATTTGGCAATAACGCCCAAATCTACCGGTTGATGGAAGAACCCGTCAGCGGGTTCGGGCCTAACTCGAGGAGCCGCGGAGAATGCGAACTCGAACTCATCGCGAAGTCAGACCACCTTTTCGCTGACGCAGGACATGCGATCGCCTGGGCGTTAGCTAATCTGCCCGAAGCCTAGCCCCGCCGGGTATGAGGGTACCTGTTATCGCTGGTAGTAACTGACTTTTTAACCAATAGAAGGTAACTGATTCGTATGCGTCAGCTAGCTGAATATCAACCGACACGGTTCATGGCTGAAAGCTCGCGCTATGACAAACGCCGAGCCGACTTTGCAGTCGCGTTTATCGAAGCTTTAAAGCATACGAAAGGCCGGTGGGCAGGAAAACCTTTTAAGTTGATTGATTGGCAAGAACAAATCATTCGCGACCTTTTCGGCACCCTCAAAGCCGATGGATACCGCCAGTTCACGACTGCTTATGTGGAGATTCCGAAGAAGCAAGGCAAGAGTGAGCTGGCTGCTGCCGTCGCATTGTTGCTCACGTGCGCCGATGGCGAGGAACGCGCTGAAGTTTATGGGTGTGCTGCCGATCGGCAACAAGCATCCATCGTGTTCGAAGTGGCAGCCGACATGGTGAGAATGTGTCCCCCACTAGCCAAGCGGGTAAAGATCCTTAGAAGCCAAAAACGTATCATCTACTCCCCCACCAATTCCTTCTACCAGGTACTATCGGCCGAGGCCTATTCCAAACACGGATTCAATATTTCCGGAGTGGTATTCGATGAGCTACACACCCAACCCAACCGGGCGCTCTTCGACGTGATGACCAAAGGCAGTGGGGATGCTCGCACCCAGCCGCTTTACTTCTTGATCACAACCGCCGGCACCGACACCCACAGCATCTGCTACGAGCAACACCAAAAAGCCCAAGACATCCTGGATGGCAAAAAGATCGACCCCACCTTTTATCCAGTCATATATGGGGCAGCGCAAGATGATGATTGGACCGATGAAGCCGTGTGGCATAAAGCCAACCCATCCTTGGACGTGACGGTGCCAATCCAGAAAGTAAGGGACGCTTGTAATAGTGCCAGGCAGAATCCGGCTGAAGAAAACACCTTCAGACAGTTGCGTTTGAACCAGTGGGTCAAACAGTCTGTGCGATGGATGCCTATGAATACCTGGAACAAGAACGATGGCCCAGTCCACTTGGATGAGTTAGAAGGCCGTGTTTGTTACGGCGGACTTGACCTGGCATCCACCACCGATATCACAGCTTTTGTTCTCGTATTCCCACCCTACGGGGACGATGACAAATACACGGTCGCGCCCTGGTTTTGGATTCCCGAAGACAACCTCAAACTCAGAGTTTCTAGGGATCACATGCCCTACGACCTATGGCATCAGCAAGGCCACCTACTCACGACTGAGGGCAACGTGGTGCACTATGGGTATATCGAGAAGTTCATTGAGGATCTTGGCACCCGGTTTAATATCCGAGAGATCGCTTTCGACCGGTGGGGTGCGATCCAAATGAGCCAAAACCTTGAGGATGCTGGTTTCACGGTGGTGCCTTTCGGGCAAGGATTTAAAGACATGTCCCCACCATCCAAAGAACTCATGAAACTCGCCCTAGAAGGCAAGCTCGCCCATGGCGGGCACCCAGTGCTGGCCTGGATGGTAGATAACATTCACGTGCGCACCGACCCAGCTGGAAACATTAAGCCAGATAAGCAAAAGTCCACGGAGAAGATCGACGGCGTCGTCGCCACCATCATGGCCCTCGACCGGGCCATCCGCTGCGGCACAGGAACATCAACAGGATCGGTCTACGATCAGCGCGGGTTACTGGTGTTGTAGCAGGTGGCATGCGTCGTGGGGTTGTTTGCCTCGCCAATGGGCAAGCCCGCCGAACCCTGGATGCAGTGGATGTCCGCTCTTGGATAGGTACGCCTGAACCTGGTGATCGGCAGGAATAAGCGAGTCGATCTCGGGTATTAGTTGTTTGAGCACTGTGCTTTTCCACGGGAAATTCTTGTCCTTGGGGCTACCCCACATCAGATGAACACAGTGGCATTTCGGGAGAATCACTCTCAGTATCTGACGGGTAATGTCGATGGAATCCAGAATCTTCTGGCGGCCAGAATCGCTATCCCAATAAGGCAGATCACGAGGCTGCCCAATCAAAGGGAGCAGGTTCAGGATCGTCATTGAACGCCAACCGAGCGGAGATCCATCTTCGCCGACGTGGAAAGACTTCAGAACCATTTCGGTCGTTGGATCACCACCCAGTTTCTGAGCAGCAAATCGCGTCGCACTCGATGGGTTAATCCCAATAAACACAAGGTCTCGACTATTCGCTGGATTCACCGGCGTACGTAGAAACCACCGTTGGCCAATTTGAGAAGGAGCCGCAGGAAATACCAACTCGCCACTCTGCCACGCCTGCCGAAACCCCTTATCCACCCCAACATTCTAAATCGAAAGTAGAAGGACACATGGGATTCCTGAACTGGCTACGCCCCAAACCCCGCCAAACCGAGAACCATACCATTTGCTCGTCGTATTCGTTCCTGTTCGGACCCACTTCCTCTGGCCGTCCGGTGACCGAGCGAAGCGCGATGCAAATGACCGCCGTGTATTCGTGCGTGAGGATCCTGGCCGAAGCGATAGCCGGGCTACCACTGCACGTCTACCGTTACAAGGACGGTGGCGGCAAGGAAAAAGCAGTCGATCATGGTTTGTACCGCCTGCTTCACGATGAACCTAACCCCGAGATGACGTCCTTTGTTTTCCGAGAAACGCTCATGACGCATTTGTTGTTGTGGGGTAACGCGTTCGCTCAGGTAGTGCGCAACGGGCTCGGCGAAGTCATTGGACTGTATCCGCTGCAACCGAATCGGATGAGCGTAGGCAGGGATCTGGACAGCAAGGCTTTGTATTACGAATACCAAACCAGCTGGGACGAACCCGCAGGAGAGTACCAAACCATCCGTCTTACCCCTAACGATGTGCTTCATGTTCCAGGTCTTGGTTTCGATGGGTTGGTTGGATATTCTCCGATCGCGATGGCAAAAAACGCTATCGGGCTCGCGCAGGCTACCGAAGATTACGGTGCTTCATTTTTTGCTAATGGTGCGGCTCCTGGCGGTGTACTTGAGCATCCTGGCACGATTAAGGATCCTTCTCGGGTGCGCGAATCCTGGCAGGCAACCTTCGGTGGCGCTCGTAACGGCAACAAAGTTGCGGTGCTTGAGGAGGGGATGAAATACACGCCGATATCGGTAAGCCCGGAGCAGGCACAATTTTTAGAAACACGGAAGTTTCAGCTCAATGAGATCGCCCGGATTTTCCGTATTCCGCCACACATGATCGGTGACCTGGAAAAATCTAGCTTCAGCAATATTGAACAGCAGTCTTTGGAGTTCGTGAAATACACCCTTGACCCGTGGGTGATTCGCTGGGAACAAGCCATCACGAAAACTCTCTTGAACCCGCGTGAAAAGCAGCAGTTGTTTGTGAAGTTCAATGTCGAGGGGCTGCTGCGCGGGGATTACCAGTCGCGTATGGAGGGATACGCGGTAGCTCGTCAAAACGGGTGGATGAGCGCCAACGATATCCGCGAGCTAGAAAATCTCGACCGGATCGAGGCGGCCGATGGCGGGGATCTCTACCTGGTGAACGGGAACATGCTCCCGCTTCCTATGGCTGGGGCTTATGCCGACTTTCAACAAGCCGAAGAGGGCGAGTCTGGTGATGAAGTGCCTAAAGAACCTAGAGAGAACCAACTATTGAGGAGGAGAATGTGAAGCGTTTTTGGAACTGGCTAACCCCACAGGAAACCAGCCCGAACAGTGATGGGGGTGAAAGGGTTTTGCGTATTAACGGGGTTATCGCTGAGGAATCATGGCTAGATGATGACATAACCCCAGCGGTTTTTGCCTCCGAGTTAAACGCGGGGTCTGGGCCGGTCACTATCTGGCTGAATTCGCCTGGCGGTGACGTAGTGGCAGCTGCTCGTATCTACAACATGCTGCTGGATTATCCCGGTAAAGTCACGGTGAATATTGACGGGATCGCGGCATCGGCGGCATCTGTGATTGCTATGGCGGCGTCCACGGTGGCAATGAGCCCGGTTTCGATGCTCATGATCCATAATCCCGCCACGCTCGCTATGGGTGATAAAACCGAGCTGTCGCGTGCCCTCGACATGCTCGAATCGGTCAAAGACTCGATTATCAACGCCTACCAGCTAAAAACCGGGCTGTCCCGGGCGAAACTTTCCAAGCTCATGGATATGGAGACATGGATGGACGCAACAGCTGCTATCGACTTGGGGTTCGCAAATGAAATCCTCACCAGTAAACAGGCTCCTGCTCCAGACAAAGACGACGAGCCCACCAAGACAAATCCCGACAAGGATGATGATCCTGGTGATGGCGAGGATGAAGAATCGGTGAGCAAGAAAGTACCGGGGCGAGCGAAAAATGAGCGCGGCGTGGTGTTTTCCAGAAAGGTTTCAGAGCAACAACTTGTTGCCCAACTAGCTATGCACGGTAAAAGTGCTGCCCCTCCCGGGTCGCCGCCTCCTGTAAGTGAGCATCCTTGTTTAAAGCCCGCTGCCTCTTGTGGTCGGCGGGTTGTTGATTTATACGCCCATTTAACCAACCAACCCCATTAACTAAGAGAGGAAATATTCCATTATGACTACTGTTACTGATTTGTATACCCGGCGTGCCCAAACCTGGAATAAGGCTAAGAAGTTTCTAGATGAGCGGCGCGATAGCGAGACTGGCTGTCTAAACGCCGAAGATGACGCGGCCTACGCCAAAATGGAGGCTGAGATTGAGGCGCTTAGCGGAGAGATTGCTCGATCCGAGCGGGCCGAACGTCTAGAAAGCACTCTTGCCAAGGCAACCTGTAATCCCATCACTTCCGCTCCTGGAAGCGGCATGGGCGAAGATAGTAAGGTCAAGCCTGCCCGTGCTACAGCTTCTTACAAGCGGGCGTTTTGGGATGCGATGCGGCTTAACACCTCACCTATGGAAGTAAGGAATGCGCTAAGTGAGGGGGTGGATTCTGAGGGCGGATACCTAGTGCCTGACGAGTTCGAACGCACCCTAGTGCAGTCTTTAGCTGACCAAAACGTCATGCGAAGCCTCGCCAAGGTTATTCAGACCACTAGCGGGGATCGTAAAATTCCTGTCGTGTCTACCCATGGCACCGCTACCTGGCTGGATGAAGGCAAACCATATAGCGAATCCGATGAAGCCTTCACCCAAATCTCCCTGTCGGCGTTCAAGCTGGGTACCTTCCTCAAAATCAGCGAAGAACTGCTCAACGATGCAGCGTTTAACGTTGAACAATACCTAGCCAGCGAGTTTGCTCGCCGTATTGGAGCTGCTGAAGAAGAAGCCTTCCTGGTTGGCGATGGTAAAGGTAAACCCACCGGCATCTTCAACCCAACCGGCGGAGCAGACTTAGGCGTGACCAGCGCCAAGCCTGCCGACATTAGCGCTGATGAACTCATCGATCTGCACTATAGTTTGCGCTCCCCCTACCGGGCGCGTGCGGTGTGGCTGATGAACGATGCAACCGTCAAAACCGTCCGGAAGTTGAAGGACGGTAACGGGCAGTACCTGTGGCAGCCAGCCCTGACTGCTGGGACTCCAGACATGATCCTTGGCCGACCCGTCTACACCAGTGTTTTTGCACCTGAGCTAAAAGCGGGGGCGCGCACAGTAGCGTTCGGTGACCTCGGTTTTTATTGGATTGCTGACCGGCAAGGCCGCTCCTTCAAACGCCTAAACGAGCTATTTGCAACCACCGGGCAGATCGGGTTCCTCGCCTCCCAACGCCTAGACGGCAAGCTCGTCTTGCCCGAAGCGATCAAGGTTCTTACCCAAAAGACCGCCGGGTAAACCAGAAAAATAGTTAGGAGGTGGCAGCCATGAAAACAGACGAACTCATGGCCTTAGTCAAGCAGAATCTATTGGTCGACCATAGCGAGGATGATTCTTTGATTGCCTCGTTTGTTTTGGCTGCCATCTCCTATGCAACCGCTTACCAACATCTACCCGAGGGCTACTACCAAACGGAGCCCATGTCGCAGGCAACCCGGCAAGGCATTATCATGCTCGCCACCCATTTCTACGAATCCAGAGATGGAGCAACCGGCGGGTTTTGGGCAGACAAAACCGATGCTGCCCGCGCCGTGTGGAACGCAGTCAACACCCTGCTTCGCCTGGATCGGGACTGGAAAATCTAAGGAGAACCGTTATGGCCTCGCTTGGGAGAATGAGACACCACATCGACCTGATAGCACCAGTGGTTACGAAGGACGCTGCCGGGTTCGCCACTACTGGTGACGAGGTTATAGCTTCGGTGCGCGCATATATGGAAGTGCGGCACGCCAGTGGTGCGTGGGTCAACCGCGCCGCCTACACCAAAGCAGACCTGTTATTTAGGATCCGAGCAATACCCGGCATAAAAATAACCGAGGCGATGCAAATCAGCTCCGCACGTGGCAGGTACGTTATTGATGCTGTCGAATACCTCGGCCGCTATATCGAGATTTTGGCTCACCGCACCGAAGCAGAAGGAGCACCCTGATGGCTCGCGTACAAATCAAGCTTCCCAACGATTTCATTGACGCACTCGACTCAGCCAGCAGCCTCATTGATAACTCCGCTGAGCAAGTGCTTAAAGCCGGGGCTAACATAGTGGAGCCGCGTATGCGCTCTAACCTTTCTGCCGCCATCGGCAGCTCAACGAAACAGCCCTCCCGCTCTACCGGTCAGCTCGCCAAAGCGCTAGGAACCGCGCCAGTAAAAGTCAATAGCCGAGGAGACTACAACGTCAAAGTTGGTTTCGCCGAGAACCGAGACGATGGTAGAGCTAACGCACTAATCGCTAACGTCCTCGAACACGGAAGAAGCAATCAACCAGCTCGCCCGTTTCTAGCTCCCACGCGTTCACAAACCAGGCGAGCCGCAATCACCGCAATGAAACAAACCCTAGCCGCGCGAATCGAACAGGTGAAACCATGAGCGGGCTTTTAGAAAACCTAAGCCACATCGCTAAACAACTTGGGCTCGCCTATGCAGTCAGCTGCTACACCGATTCCCCAGCCCCAGACACTTATCTGGTGTTCACACCACTGACAGATTCGTTGGAGGTGTTCGCCGACAACACTCCTGGCGTCGAGATCGAAGAAGCCAGAATCAGCCTTTTCACGAAGACGAACTACCTGGCTATGCGTAACCAGCTCACCCGCGCACTCATTGATGCCGGATTGACTGTTACTGCCCGCCGCTATGTCGGATTCGAGGCAGACACCGGCTTTCACCATTATTCCATCGACGTTGCTACCTACCATCCCTATTAACTCTGAAGGAGAAGAATACTCATGGCCACTATTGGTTTAGACAAGCTTTACTACGCCACTATCACCGAAGACCCCACCACTGGTGAGGAAACCTATGCCACCCCGAAATCCCTCGCCAAAGCCATCAGCGCTGAACTCTCCGTGGAGGTTGCCGAGGCAATCCTTTACGCCGACGACGGGGCATCCGAGATCGTTAAAGAATTCAAGTCCGGAACGCTCACCCTAGGTGTCGATGATCTTGGTGCAGAAGCCGCCGCAGCACTCACCGGAGCCACCTTGGATGCCAACGGCGTGCTCATTAGCGCTAGCGAGGATGGCGGTACACCAGTAGCCATCGGTTTTCGAGCGGCACGTAGTAACGGAAAATACCAGTACTTCTGGCTCTACCGCGTCAAATTCGCCCTCCCAACCACGACCCTAGCTACCAAGGCCGACAGCATTACCTTCAGTACTCCGTCGATTGAGGGCACGATCCTGCGCCGTAACAAGCCCGACACGCAAGGTCGTCATCCGTGGAAGGCCGAGGTCACCGAAGGCGCAGCCGGAGTCAAGGCAGAGACGATCACTGGCTGGTACAAGCAGGTCTACGAACCCGCCGCAGCCTCCACGCCTAGCCGAATCAACAGCCACTAAAAGAAAAGGGAGACAGTAATCGTGGGAAAGAAAACCGCAGCCATCAATACCGTTGATTCGTCCCGCAGGGCCACCATCACTATAGGTGGCGAGGATTACGAGCTGGTTTTGACAACGCGTGCGACTCGGTTGATTGCGCAGCGCTACGGCGGACTCGAACATCTAGGCGAAGCTCTCGAAACATCGGAAGATGTGGACAAGTCGTTGGGTGAGGTGATCTGGCTAATCACACTACTAGCAAACCAGTCAGTACAGATTCACAACCTCACGCATCCCGATGATCAGAGACCTGAGCTTACTGAGGATGCGGTGGAGTTGCTGACTGTTCCAGCTGACCTGGCCGACTACCGAACCGCCATCAGCCAGGCTCTGCAGAAGGGCACTCGTCGGGCTATCACCACCGAGACACCAGCCCCAAAAGACTAAACCAAGGCAGAGTCCTAGACAGCGATGAGGCGGCCTTCACCCGCCTGACCTATATCGGCATAGCCCACCTCAACCTCACCCGCACCGAAATAGAGCTGACTGTATTTGGTGAGCTACTCGACCTGGTGGACTGCTGGCGCATAGAGACCGGACGGGCTGAGCAGAGGCGTGTTTGGTTTATTGATGATGTGATTCCAGCAGGTATCTAGGCATTTTGTGTAGCGAGAGTTATTTTGAGTCCTAGGGCTTTCATGATTTTCGTGATAGCCGCAAAGGACGGGTTGCCGTCTTTTGATAGTGACTTGTAGAGGGATTCACGGTTGAGTTGAGTTTCTTTAGCTAGCTGGCTCATGCCATGTGCCCTTGCAATGTCACGCAAAACCACCTGTACGGTTTTCGTATCGCCGTCTTCGAGTGCGATAGCTAGGTAATCGTTCATTGCTTCTTGGCTATCGAGATATTTGCTTGCGTCGAACGCTGAAAATGTTACTTCCTTCATGACTGTTCCTCCCTTACCTGTTGTGCGAGCTTTTGAGCGGTTCGAATATCTTTAGCCTGGCTGGATTTATCTCCTCCGGTCAGCAGGAAAACCGTTACTGCGCCTAGTTGGGTGTAGTACACCCGGTAGCCGGGCCCGAAATGAAATCTCATCTCGTTAACTTTCTCGCCAACGGGTTTGATGTCTCCAATCATTGTTCCGTGTGCTTCGCATCGGGCTATTGCATGCAAAATGCGCCGCTGAGCATGTTTGTCTTTCAGCTCACCTAACCAAGCGTCAAACAAGCTACTGGAAATAATCTCCACACACCTAAGTGTAGCCTAAAAGCTACATGAGTCAAGAAGGGAAACACCTCTCATGGCCGACTCGTCTTTTGGCCTCAAGATTGGTTTGGAGGGTGAGCGGGAGTTTAAACGCGCGATCACCGACATCAACCGCGAAATGCGGGTACTCGGCTCCGAGATGAAGCTGGTCGCTTCCCAGTTCGAAAAGAATGACCAATCTGCTGCAGCACTGACCGCCCGCAACCAAGTGCTGGGGCGTGAGATTGAGGCTCAGCGTTCCAAGGTCGAAACCCTGAGAAGTGCGTTGGAGAATGCTGCTTCTTCGTTTGGGGAGAATGATTCGCGCACGAAGAATTGGCAGATCCAGCTCAACAATGCCCAAGCCACCCTCAACGGCCTAGAAGGCGAACTCAAAGAAAACAATGCGGCATTAGCGAAGTTCGGAGATGAGGCTGACGGCGCAGGTGATGACGCGAAAGATGCCGCCAAGGACACTAGCCATCTTGAGAGTGCTGTTGATGATCTGGGTTCCGAGATGGATGACACGTCGGGCAAGACCCGCATCTTCGGTGACGTGTTGAAAGCCAACATTGCAGCCGAGGCAATCGTTGGTGGGGTTAAGGCTATCGGGCACGCCATCGCAGGTATCGCTAAAGGCTTCGGGGCGGCAATGAAAGACGGGGTTGAGTACAACGCCCGGATGGAGCAATACACCACATCGTTTACCACCATGCTGGGTGATCTGGCGAAGGCCCAGAAACTCGTCAACGACCTCAAGCTGGAGGCCGCTCGCACACCGTTTGGTATGGAGGATCTGGCTAAGGGCACCCAGACTCTGATGGGTTTCGGGATGAGTGCCGAGGAGTCCCAAATCAGGCTCAAGCAGCTCGGCGATATCAGCCAGGGTGATGCCCAAAAGTTCGAGTCTTTGACGCTCGCGTTCGCCCAAATGAGCAGCACGGGCAAGCTGACCGGTCAAGATTTGAACCAGATGATTAACGCCGGTTTCAACCCGCTCGAAGAGATCAGCCGCAAGACCGGCAAGAGTATCGGCGAGCTCAAGGAGGAGATGGGTAAAGGCGCTATATCTGCCGATATGGTGGCTGATGCGTTCGCTTCCGCTACATCTGAGGGTGGGCGGTTTTATGGGGCGATGGATGCCCAATCCAAAACTTTCTCCGGTCAGCTCGCCACCTTGCAAGATGGTGTGGCTAATTTGAAGGGCCTGTTGGCTGGTGGGCTCACGACGGCTCTTGCTAGCACGGTGATGCCGATGGTTAACGGCTGGGTCGACGAACTCACAGAAGCCTTCGAGACCGGCGGGGCACCAGCCCTGATCG